ATTCTTTTCATGGTTAATTTGGATTGAAACCAAGCAGTCTAGGGTTTTCCTTTGGTTGCCTGCGAGATAGGTTTTCTTCTGGATTGAGTTAGTCAGGCCGCTGATGTCTACTGCTGTGAGATAAGCACCCCGAACTGGCGCGCCGTTCTTGTCTTGGATGGGCAAGTCAACCTGAGTGATCTGAAAGTTCTTAGGTGCAGGCATTTCTGCATCCTTCATTTTTTTGGATTCAAAGGCTATGGTTTTAGTTCCACTATCCAACTGGCAGCGATACTCCGCATCAAGCGCACCCTTCAGGGCGGTTGATCCACGACTCCGATCCTTGTCTGCCACGCCTGAGTGGTGAACCACCAAGACACAGCACTTCCAAGGTTGGCGCAGATAGACATCTAGATGCTGGATAAACGCATTCATATCCTGTGTGGAGTTCTCATCGCCGCCGTGGTTTCTGGCTAAAGTATCAATGATGATCAGGCTAGGCACTAATCCCGCTTGCGCTGAGAGCTCCTTGATGCTCTCAGCCACCACTGCCGCCTCGGTTGCATCATATAACTGCGCTGCCCTATGGCTTTTGTATAACGGCGCTCCATCCAAGGTTTGCCCATTGCCCAACTGCCATGCCTTGAACCGCCGAGCCAAGCCATTGTGACCTTCGCCTGCAATATAGAACACACTGCCTTGCTTGACCTCATGCCCATGCCAAGGCTTTCCTGTTGCCACACAGCAAGCAATGTCGATGGAGACAAACGACTTACCACCGCCTGGGTCACCGAACACCTGCGCTAGGGAGTCACTTTCAATGTAGTCATCTACGATCCAGTTGATCTGGCTAAGTTGTAGGTTATCTGCCCGAGTGAACTCAAACGCCAACTTGTCACGCATTGGGCCAGCTACGCGCTCAATCTGCTCTTTGACCGCATCCAGACCTTGCAGGCAGTGAAGGTCATTGAAGTCCGTTGGTTTGTTGTCCACCATGTCAGACTCTCCAAATGATGGGTAAACAATCTCCCCAAACACCAGAGCCGCCGCAGCCCTGCCCTTTGCTACACCAGGGTTGCCCTCGGTGAACTGGTCATTGTCCGCACCAATGATGATCTTACTGCCTGGGAACATCTCCTTGGCGCTCTTCGCTACCTTGGCTAAGTTCCCACAATCAAACGCCACTAGGACTGTATAGTCTGTTGCCTCATGGATCGATGCACAGGTTGCAAAACCCTCACCAATGAACACAATCTTCCGGTTACCCCTAAGTTCATAAAACCCACCCTCAATCTTGCCACCCTTCAAGAACCTTTTGTTGCCATCAGCATCAATGGTTTGATAACTTAGGATTTCCCCACCTTGGTTGATCACAGGCACAACCAACCTACCTGCACGATCAATCTTGATCCCATGCGCTTGAATGTGCTTACGAACAAGGTAAGGATGGTCATCACTGGCATCTGCATACGTCCCAACCTCATCCTCTGCACGTTCTGCTGCCACTGCCTGAGATGCCAGCCTGTCAGCTTCTTTCTTAGCCTTAACATCTGCTATCCACTTATCATGCTCAAAGCGCTCAGTGAACGACATCTGCCTGCCAGTATCTGCTACCCACTTACTCTCAAACACTGGCTCTTTCCAACAGCCTGCAATGCCCACAGGCACTTTGCCACTGGAATGCAAGATGTACCACCCATCCAATGCACCTTTCTTGGATGAAACGTGAGCTACCCTGTGAATCTCACCATCTGCCACGATCTCCTTGATCAGCAACCCACTGGCCTCACAGTGCTTCCTGAACCCCTCTTCAGGATTGATCAGGTCTTGGCTCTCTGTTGCAACGGCAAAGCCATTGGGGAATATTGTTGTTAGGTTAGTCATACAAATAAAAGTTGTTGGGTTTTTACAGTTGTTCCAGAGTCGTATCTTGTGGTTTCGCCTTTTGGATATGGCAAAACTTCGTATTTCAACTTGGATCGCAATACTTTCTTGTCTGTTTTAGAGCCGTGAAACAAGATGTATCTATGTTTTCTTGATCTCTCAACATAATAAAAATCATCTCCATGAATTTCTTTAAGTTTTTCAAGGTTTAACCCATCACCAATGGTTTTGGCGTGTTTATGCTCTTGGCCTCGAATTGTCCAGTCAACCCTAGTAGCATTGATTCCGGTGTAAAGAAAATTCGTAGCCTGGTAAACATAGACAACATGACCTTTGCTTGTGTCAGCGTATGAAACAATAATCATTGGCTTTGGCAATAGCTTGATTGAGTTTGCAACAAGGAATGATGCTTCGTTTTTGTGGTTGTCCAACAAACAGACTCGGTTTAGCTCTAAAACTTTATCTGAGTATTCTTTCCCACAAATACCCATGCAAAGTGGTGGTGAGGCGGGAATGCCGTAAGTTACTACGCCAACCAGAATGTCATCTTTGTAAAGCCCAAACGCAAACATTATCTGTGGCATCCGCTTGGCATAGTGCTTCTCAAGCAACCAAGGCTCAACTTCAAAATTATTAATTGGTAAAACCTTCATTTAGGATTCTCCATGCTGTTGCCGCCACTCTTGGTACTTGTGCGTTGCCAAGGGCCTTAACTCTGTCCACTTGTCCGGGAAGTCCATTATGAGTTCTACAAAGTCCGGGTGATAGTATTGAGCGCAATCCAAGCTCGTCCTTACCCACTCTGTTGTAAAACTTGCTCTGTATTCTTGGCTTCCCCAAAACCTCTTTTTTGCCGCCCCTCTCCACATACTTGTTACTGGAGTTGGTAGCCAACACCCAAATTCGTTCTCTCCGATGGGGTAATCCAATGCTGTCTGCTCCCAACACTCCCCACCGCGCATCAAACCCCATTTTGGCCAGGTCTCCGAGAACTCTTCCAAGTCCCCGAGAAGTGAGCATTGGGCTGTTTTCCACGAACACGAATCGGGGCTGAACTTCACAAACGATCCTCGCCATTTCTCGCCACATTCCTGAGGCTTCTCCATCAATCCCTGCGCCTCGTCCTGCTGCGGAAATGTCGGTGCATGGAAAGCCTCCAGATACAACGTCAACAATTCCTCGCCACGGGTTTCCGTCAAAGGAGCATACGTCATCCCAAATCGGGAAAGTTTCGAGAAGGCCGTCATTTTGTCTGGCGCACAGTACGCTTGCGGGATAGGCTTCCCACTCAACGGCGCAGACTGTGCGCCATCCGAGAAGTTTTCCCCCAAGTATTCCACCACCAGCGCCTGCGAAAAGAGCCAACTCATTCACACCACCTCCCGATTTTGCTCTGTGCCACGGCCTTCAAGGTAATCACTCAGCGCCTTAACAGTCTCATACATTGGCTCAGTCTCACCCGACATCAGCCGATACACCCGCGCCTCATGGATACCTGCCTTTTCAGCCACCTTCTTCAGGTTGGCATCCACCAATCTCGCCTTTATTTCTTCCAGATTCATCATAAAAACCACCTTTTCGTAAAAATATTTGCAAACTGATGGGAATATTAACACAAACCATGCTAAAGTTACATCCATGCCAACAAATTTCTGTTGTCATCACGCTGAAAAGCCAAAGGAAAAACATGAAACACCACAAACATTTCCACTACCCAGAAGTCAAGAACGCCAGGCTTACCGCCCGCGCAGAAGCCGCCCTTGACCTTCTCACAGCCCTTGCCATTGGTATCAGCTTGGCAGCCCTTCTGGTTGCATGGTGGTCAGCATGAAATCAGTCTTAATACCTATCAAGCCTAAATTGACACGATGCGAAATTCTTGGCGTATGTCAGTCTAAGCACAACCCAGCTTGCAACAAACAATGTAGGAGAACTGAATGAAAGAAGCATTACAACGAGCCTTAGATGCGCTTGGCCCGACTCCTCCTGAGTGCTGTGGTTGCCAAGTAGAGTGGCAGATTGCCATCACCGCCATTAAAACCGCACTAGAAGCGAAGGATGAGCCTTGGGAGCAGTTTTATCCTGAGATGGGAAAACCAAAACTTGCGTATCTTTCACCAACAGAATCATTTGAAAATGCTTGTTACATACCACCACAACGCACATGGGTAGGGCTGACGGATGAGGATAGGCTAGAACTAGCATCGGCTCAATATGGCTGGGAAGATTTGCTCATTGCGGCAGAAGCCAAACTCAAGGAAAAGAACACATGAACCCAACACCTGCCTGCCCTCAAGGGATTATTGAGTTCGCCTGCGAACTCGAAGGTGTCGATCTGGTTTGCCACTTGGAGTACATCCCTGAAGAACTTGGCGCACTCGATAGCCGTGGCTTATCTGATGAGCCTGACTACGCCGAAACTATGGAACTTGTCAGCGCCTACATCAAAGGCACAGACATAGACATTGGTCACTTGCTCTTGCAGGGCCTTGTTGACCACATTACAACCACCGCACT